GGAACTTTTGGAGAAGGTTTCTGGAATACTGTGCGTCCAACAGTTCTCCATGAGAAATATTTGAGTGATGATTATTTTCCTTGCTTGGGTTCGGTGCCGAAAAAATTTACAGGCAAAAATCGACGAAGCTTGGATATTAATATCGCCCGCTTTGAGAATGACTCTGATAAATCAGTTGATCGTTCAGCGTGGGGCCTCCCTGTACCTAATGTGGAGGCCGCCTATATTTCGCTGGCTAAGTATGCTAAGGATATTCCTGCCTTGGATACTCAGCAAACAGAAGCCTTAAATGTTGCTATGCAATGGTGTGAGCGACATTTTGGCCCTTATATGCAAAACTCTAGGGTAAAAACTCAGGAGGAAGTGGTGACGAATTTAGATTTGTCAACTTCTCCTGGCTTTCCCTGGACAAGGAAATATGCCAAGAAACGGGCCATGTTTGATAACTGGGAGGGTTATTCCCAGTACATGGCGGATGATTGGGAGCGTCTACGTGATCGGAAGTACGTAGCCGTGTTTGGAAATTCCTTAAAAGAGGAAATTCGACCCAGGGTGAAGATAGATGCGAATAGTATGCGCACCTTCACTGCTGGTCCCGTGGAGATGACGATTCATGGTAATCGTTTGTTTGAGGATATGAATTAAAAGTTCTATGCCTCTCACCTCCAAACGGCTAGTGTGGTTGGTTTCACACCCTTTAAAGGCGGTTGGGATTTGCTTTATCGTAAATTACGAAAGCACCCAAATGGATTTGCACTGGATGAAAGTCAGTATGACTCTTCTTTGCGAGCCTTTTTGATGTGGGGTTGTGGTCAGTTTAGATGGAATATGTTAATAGTTGAGGATCAGACTCCTGAGAATAAGGAGAGGTTGTTGAATTATTATTCCAACCTTATAAATACGGTGGTCCTCACGTCTGATGGTGTGTTTGTGCGGAAGATTGGAGGAAATCCGTCTGGTTCCGTTAACACCATTACAGACAACACGTTGATATTATTCATGCTGTTGGCATATGGGTGGATAATGTGTGTGCCAGAGGAGTTGCTTTCTTATGAGTGTTTTATGATGGAGACGTCGTTGGCGCTTTGTGGTGATGACAACACCTGGTCCGTGTCACATTTAGCTTTGCCGCATTTCAATGCTGAGCGCTTGATAGCGGTGTGGGCCAAAATCGGTATTACTACAACAACCGATAGTTTGGTGCCACGTCCAGTAGAGGAGTTGGATTTCTTATCCGCGTTTACAGTTTTTGTGGATGGTATTGCTGTCCCACTGTATAATCGTGAGAAAATATTGACATCACTTCTTTAT